ACGGCCGTGATAAGCACGGGGGTACAGGTAGCGCCGCCGCCCGATGTCACGACCCCGAACGAAACCAGGAAGGAAACCCAGTTTGCCAAGTTCAGGTCAACAAAATCGGTGACGGTGGTCGTGTTAGTTACAGCAACCGCCCCCAAGACCGGAATGACCAGTGTGTCTTCACCAAATCTTATACTCATTTTTATCTCCTTTTAGGGAGGGGCGAACCCCTCCCATCAAAACTAGCTACTTGAAGGTATGTCATTTCCTGGGTAGCGTGGTTCGACGAGGGCGGTAACACTAACATTAACCGTCATGGTCGTGGTCGGCAGTAACTTAACCCCAACCCAACGGTGCGCCTCGCCTAATGCGGCAACGTCATTGGGGTCAACGTCTATCAAAATAGAACGCTGACTCAACGCGCCCCCCTGTGTGGTAAAGGACGTTCCGGCGGTAGTACCGTCAGTGATCGCGCCCCAGCCGTGAGTGGCAATAGCCTCTGAAAGTCGGTAATCGAAACCGATCAGAGTTCCACTGGCGCTAGAAGCGATGGACGAACCCATCACCGTCACAAGAACAAGGTCAACGGCTGTGGTTGCACCGGAGGTCGCAACACCGAAGGAAACCAGGAAGGTTACCCAGTTGGCAAGGTCAAGGTCTACGAACGAGCATACGCTGTCCGTATCGCCTACCATGCCAAACGGCCCGAAGGCTGGAATAATCAGGGTGTTTTCACCAAATCTTACGGTCATGATGTCACCTCCTTATGAGCTTGAGGTCAGAGAAACGAAGGGGCTAACGGTAACGCCATCATTTCCGGTAAGTGAGCCACTCCATGAAGGAGCGCCGTCAACGCGGTAGACAAATCTGAATGCGGACTCGTCGGTCACAAAGTAAACGTCGATGCTTTTCTGACTCTGGATGCCTCCAGCCTTCTCAATCATTGGGTAGGCAGACGGGGAAACGAGTAACAGGTCGCCAGGAAGACCCAGAACGGGCTGATATTCCGTGTCGTAATACGGACGACCCAACAGGGTAGCATAGGGCAGATTAGACACCCCACCAGCGGGCAGGAACACGGGGGTTGTACCAACCACGAGGTTCAGCAACTGCGAGAAAATTCCAGGGTTGCCCAACCATACATAGTCATTGGCTCCTGCGTAGCGTCGCGCCCACATATTCCCGATGTCTACTGCGTCAATTTCGTCAGTGTCCATACGGGTAACTGCTATGCGCGCGGGCGAGGGGATGATACCGAGAGGCATCCCAACCCCGGTTCCATTGATGATAGCGTCTTCAACGCGGAACCGAAGTTCGTTGGGAACAGTCCGCATGATCCAGGATTCCAAAGCACCAGCGTCCTCTAACAACTCGTCGGTAGCGATGCACAAAGCAACGCACTTGCGGAGTTTGAGTTCGAGTTGGCGGAACAGTGGATGAGAAGCGGTTTTGGTTGCACCTTCACCAATCCAGTAACCCGTGATCCCACCGTAGCGGGAACCATCGGCGCGGGAGGTTTCGTCCACGACATTGTATGTCATGGAGTTGCCTCGGACCGCATCGCGCGGGAACAGGGATAGCAAAGTCCCAACTCCGTACACATTCTCAAGAATGGTATTGGAGACCATCTCCGGGACCAGGAACCCACCATGCGATGGGATGGTTTCGTTCATGCCTTGCTGCTTTAGGGGCAGGAGTCGTTTGTCGATCTGACTCGGCACGATGGCTGCTGATTTCACAGCCTGGAAGAACTCGGACGCGGACTTGAACGGTTGTTCAGCCTCATCCTTTGTGATCTTGATGTCGGCAGTCTTTTCAACGGGTTCGGATTCGCGGAACATCTTTACGGCTTCTTTAGCCGAATTTTCCGAAACCTCTTTCAAGAGAGCCTGCAATTCTGGGGTATTCTCCATTTTAGTTTCTCCTTATAGAAATTTAGCTACTCGTCATGCATTCGTTGTGCAGGACAGGACTACAAACGGGCTGACGGTTACGCCATCATTCCCGGTCATTGCGCCAGACCAGCTAGGCGCGCCGTCAATTCGATAGACAAATCTGAACGCCGTCTCATCGGTTGTAAAGTACACCGAGATACTGGCTGCGGCCTGAATCCCGCCCGCTTTCTCGATCATCGGATAAGCGGAGGGACTGACTAACATCAGGTCGCCCGTCACGCCAAGTGCCGGTTGATATTCCGTGTCAAAGTACGGTCTGCCTAACAAAGTTGCATAAGGCAGATTGGATAGTCCGCCAGACGACAGGAAGACCGGCGTAGTTCCGACTACGAGGTTCAGTAATTGACTGAAGATTCCGGCATTGCCCATCCATATATAGTCGTTCGCGCCAGCATAGCGGCGTGACCACATCTCTCCGATGTCAATAGCGTCAATCGCGTCAGTGTTGGTTCGCAGGATCGCTATCGTGGCCGGGGATGGCAGAATACCGAGTGGCATACCAACACCAGTACCGTTGATAATCGCGTCCTCAACCCTGAAGCGCAGTTCGTTCGGAACGGTTCGCATCAGCCATGACTTCAAAACTGCCGCATCTTCAAGCAGTTCATCGGTGGCGATGCACAACGCAACAACTTTGCGAAGTTTCAATTCCAACTGCCGGAACAACGGATGAGATGGGGTTTTAGTAGCGCCCTCGCCCAACCAATATCCAGCAATCCCGCCGTACCGACCGCACCCATCCTGACGAGAAGGCTCGTCAACGATGTTATAGGTCATTGAGTTACCAGCAACGGGATCTCGTTTGAACTGTGAAAGCAGCGTTCCGGTGGCGTACATATTCTCAAGGATGGTATTCGATACCTGTTCGGGAACCAGGAACCCGCCATGTGAAGGAACGGTTTCGCCCATGCCCTGTTGTTTCAGGGGTAGAAGGCGCTTGTCAATTTCTCCGGGATAGATAGCCGCGAACTTGACCGCCTGGAAGAAATCGACGGCCTCTTTGAACGGCTGCTCGGATTCATCTTTGGTTATTTTGATGTCAACCCTCTTTTCGGCAGGTTCAGATTCGCGGAACAGCCTCACAGCTTCTTTCGCTGAACTTTCCGAAACCTCCCTCAAGAGAGTTTGCAGTTCTGGAGTATTCTCCATGTTTGACTCCTTATGTGGCTGAACTTCCGCGCTCTTGCCCGCCTCACTTGCCGTCGATTGCTCGACCTCTGGCTTGTCCTCGGGGGTTTGGGTTGCGGGGTTATCGCTGATAAAAGACTTCAGCGGTATAACTGAATTGCGTGGTTCGGCAGGGCAAGGAGTTAAACTAGCCTCTGCCATGTACCATTGAGTGATGTGTGATCCTTTCTCGTCATCTTCCTTGTTCACAACATGGGCGGCAGCACCGGACGACCAACCCAACTTGCCGTTCTGCGCCATCTCGTACACCATCTTCTCGTACTCGTCGCGCATGTTTAGTTGAGCCTCCGCCCAGAGTCCTAGATCGTCCTGCTTGACTTCTGCGGTTCCGATACGTCTCGTCTTCATCTTCTCGTCAAAACCATGATGGTACAGAACTGGTAAACGAGAATACTCTCCGAAGTCCGTATCCTTGTCGAAGTAGTCGCCGGTCATATCCAGTCCACCAAAGGTAACCAGATACCCACCGACCTTGTTATCTGGCAGGGCTTTTACCACCCCACCGTAAGTAACTACCGTGACAGACTTCTCTTCGCTCGCGTACAGCGCGCTCATGTGCGCTACTGCTTCTTCGTGCGTATCGTGGCACTTCACGGTTTCGCCCGTGTCATCCTTGATAACACACTTCCCCTTTCCATCGTCGTCGATATGCCAGGGCATGTTCACCTCCATAACGAAAAAAGCGCAACCCGTCTGAAATAGAATCAGACTTGTTGCGCTTCAACAAGACTATGTGCGCTATGCCTACACCACCGTTCCGCGCCACGCTCTCACCGAGCCTAAACGCGTACCCTGTGGGTAAACTAAACTGTGAATATTATACTACGAATCTTCCGTCCGTGCAACCAATATCGGCTGATTGTCAACCACGTTGTAGTGCGCCCCACACAGGCCGCAGAAGTGAAGCCCGTTGTAAACCCTGTTGTGTTCTATCCTGCGGTTGTTACAGTTAGGGCATCCGTACTCTGCCATCCGCTGAGGGCTTGCCCAATCTTTCAACGCCAGTTCACGTGTTATCTTCCAGAAGTCTTTAGAATGTGCCACTTCCAGGGGAACGGTAATTCTACGCGACGGGCCGCCATCACAGAACGCACGAATGATAATCTCATCCGGTTTCCCTTCGTGGAAGTTAATCATAATACCGTCAAACCAGGTCTTGTCCAATGATCCTCGTCATTTTTACTTTACCATCTACCAGTTCATAATGCGACCCGCACCAGCGGCAGAACATCTTGCC